GCCTTGCCGGGGATCTCGATCGACGCGGTGACCGCGAGCCGGGGGGTTACCTCGCCCTGGGTCTGCGGGGCGACTGCGGCGGTGGCGGACAGGGACGCGGTGGCCCGGGTGACCTGGCCCTGGAACCTGCTGCCCATCATGTCCGCGAGTGCTGCGGTGACACCCTGCGCGGTGGCGCGTGCGATCGCGTCGGTGTCCACGGCAGCGGCGACGGGGGCCGCGGGCTCTGCGGGGGCGACGGGGCCGTTGACGCGGGCCGCAATGGCCGCCATCTGGTCCGCGTTGCGGATCCGGGCCTGCTCCGCGAGCCGGGCAGCGGTGGCCTGCTTGCCTTCCAGCTCGGCAGCGATGCGGTCCAGGTCGTCCGCGACGTGTCCGGCGTAGGCGATGCGCTGCTGCGCGGACTCCGCGGTGACCTCGCCCGGGTCTTCGGCGTTGAGCCGGTTGACCTCCGCCATGCCCTGCTCTTGCAGAGCGGTCAGGTCGGCAACGCTCATGAGCGTCAGATCCGACGGGGCGGAGAACAGTTCGTCACGGGCCATGTTCGGTCCCCTCGTGGCCGGATCGTCAGCGCTCAGGCGCTACTCAGGGTCAAGTTAGCACCCGCCACAGGGGACAGCAAAGATCAATATGTTTCGTCGAATCGGTTAAATATAATGGTCAGGGACGTGGAACAGCCCCGTGGGCCTGATCGGGTCCCATCACTTTAAGTAATCTAAGCGATGGGGTTACAGGACCGGGATGCTCCATGGTTTAATTAAACCAACGTTACCCCCGATTGAGGAGCCCTCGTGCCGAACCGCCTTGACGCCGCGATCACCGACGAAGAACGTGCCTGGGCACAGAATGTTCTGGACGAAGGGGTCGACACCAACGTCCACCTGTTGTCGTACTGCCGGTTCGTGATCGGTCCGGCAGAGGGAGCCTCCCCGGTTCGAAACGAACGGGGCGGAATCGTCGGCTACTCCCTGCGGGAGACCGCAGAGGAGATCGGAAGGTTGTCCGCGAAAGAAGCTGGGCACCTGACCGCAGCGGAATCGTCCACCGACCCTGAGATCGAGGGGGCTCACCGGGCAGCGGCCCAGGCATACCGGCTGGCCAGGTTGGTCCGGGAAACGGACGCCGCCTATGCGGCTCAGTCCTTCGAACTGGGCGCGGTTGGGTGGGAGAACCTGATGTCTCCCGCTCTGAGTCTGGTGTACATGGGGAAGTCCCAGGGCATGTGGCCTCATCAGCGTGCAGAGAAAGACGCCCAGGAAGCCGACGCCTGCGCAGACCGGCTGATGGAGCTGGGCCGTAAGGCCCTCGCCGACCGGAGGCACCGCGAGAACGTGACCCGACTCGCGAAGAACGCTACGGACACGGAACTGGCGGAAGAGATCGGGAAGGCCAAGGACTCCGACACCGCAGCCTTTCTGATCCTGATCAAGGAACGGGGCGTTCGCGACAGGAAGCTGCAGGCTTCCCGCACGAAGAGCCAGAAAGCCCCGGCTTCGGATGCTCCGTTCACCGAGGACGAAGAGAAACTGCTGTGCAACACCGCCCGGCAGACGAAAGAGATGCATGTGGACAAGTTGACGCAGCTCCGGGGCGTTCCCGTGGTCACACGCGGGGACCAGCTAAAGCATGAAGCTGTGCACCGGGAGATGATCCGGCGCGGACTCTAGGGGCGTGGAACAGCCCCCGTGGACCCAGTTCCCGGGGGCTGTCGCTGTGACGGTACGTGGTCAGGTGGTCGGAGGCGGGGGAGCGACCACAGGCTTGGCCTTCCGCTTGCCGCATGCGCACATGGGTTCCGTCACCTCCCCTCGGTGAACCGGGCGAGGGTCTGATCCATGATCAGCTTGTACGCCCTGGCGATGTCCATGCCCTCAGGATGCCAGACGGGAGCGGTCGCCCCCGCCGCTACCAGTGCCATGGGCTGGCCTCCGGCCACGCGCGCCCGGGTCCGCAGGTCCGATTCGAGGAACCCGGCCGTGTTCACCCCGAGCAGCGCCACCAGCCGGAGCTTCCCGCCGATGTTGCGCCAGTCCCCGCTGACCCGGCCCGCGGCCCGCAGGGCGAACACAGCGGACGGGTCGGCGCCGGGACGGATCTGCCCGGCCAGCCAGATCCCGTGCTTGTCGTTGCCGACCGCCACGTCCGCCACCGCGGTGCCGGTGTTGTCGTAGTGCTCCGCTGCCGGGCGCGCCCCGACGTACAGCGACGCGTGGCCGGTGCCGATCGTGATCTGCCCGACCGCGGCCCGGGACCCGTCCGAGCAGACCACCTCACCGGTCATGTAGTGGTCGTGCGTGTCCTCGCGCGGGGCGGTGACGCACTGCCCGTCGTAGCCGATGTGGCAGGCGTTCCACGGCGCGATATGCCCGTACAGGTACCCGTCGTCCGTGATGACCACCCCGGTGTACCCGGCCAGCTTCGGGTCCGCGAACCGGGACGGGTGCGGCCGGAAGTCCGCCATCTCCGCCATGGCCCCTGCCGTGACCGCGTCGTCGGCCGCGAACGGCGCCGGGACCTTCCCCGCGTCCTTCAGGTGAGCGGCCACGTGGTTGTACACCCCGCGCTCATCCGCCGTCGGGATCGTGGTGCCCCCGCGCCCGCCGTGCAGGACCGCGATCGTGGCGGAGCAGGCTGCCAGGTTGGCCGGGCCGGCGGAGCCGTCCGCGTTGACCTCGTGGTGGATGAACTTGCACCCGGTCTTCGGGATCTTGCCCGCGTCCACCGCGCTGTCGTCGGTCCACGCGTACGCGGCGCGCGCCTGAGCCAGCGTGAGCGGGGAGGGAAGCCTCTTCTCGTTCATCCCGGCGTCCCAGGACGCATCGGAAGTTGCCGTGTGGTGGACCGCCACGGCCGCGAACGTGTACGGCTCGCCCCCGGCCACCACGGCGCCGTTGTCGTCGGTGAGCGCCACGTACGCTTCGGCGAACGCAGGGATATCCACCAGCGTGGCAGCCCGGATCCGCCCCGCATGGAAGATCATCTTCTCGGGCGGGGGACCTCCGAACAGCGCGGCCAGCGGATCGTCCTCCATCACGGCCCCGTCGCTCTCGGGCCAGACCAGTTCCACGTCCGCGTCGGTGATGGAGTCCGCGTCGATGGAGACGCCCCGCAGGAACTTGCCCTTGATCAGGTCGTACGCGGTCTGCCCGTCCGGCACCGCCAGGTTCAGCACCCCGGAACCCATGATCTTGGACCCGTCGCGCCAGATCTTGTCGATCCGGCCCACGTTCACCGCCACGGTGTGCGGCTCACCCCCGTGGCTGTCCTCCTTGTTCCAGCGCAGCGGGACCGGCAGGTCCGCCCACGTGAGCGCGTCCGGGGCGAACTCCCGGCCGTCCCCAGTGACGATCCCCTCCACCGCCAGCGGCCCGGTCCAGGGAGCGGTGGATCCGTCCTCCGCAGCGGGTCCCAGTTCCGCCCCGTAGACGTTCTGCGCCGCGTAGTCCATGGACTCCGGAGGCATGTCGCCGCTGTCCATCTGGTCCACCGCCTGTGCCGCTTCCTCGGGCGTGGCGTAGCAGCCGCACAGGCTGTCATCCATGGTGTTGACGACCGCGACCGGGGTGTCCCCCGAGCACTCGGGCCGGTCCTGGGTCACTTCGTAGGCCATGCTCACTCCCTTGTCCACGGCTGCCGAAGCGGTCGCACCAGCCGGCTGGTTCCACACGGTAACGATCGTCCCCCGGCACCGCGATCCGCCCAGGCACCGCCTGTACCCGCCGGACGGGTACGCGGCGAAGGCGGTCGCCAGGCTCGCGTACTCCGTGCCGTCGATGTCCCGGCACGGCTTGCAGGAGTTCCGGTCCAGCACCTCGCTGGCGAAGTACCGGCCTGTTGGAGCGACCGCGAGAACGGTGCGCCTGCCTTCGGCCTGGGCCTGGGTCACGGCCCCGCCCACGGATTCGCGGGGCTGGGCGTCGGTCAGGTCGTCCAGATGCTGCTGGACCCCGGCCGTCACCGCGCCCGGCGCGTTGCCGTGGCCGAACAGGCGCAGCGCCGTGCGCACGGCGCTCTGGACCAGGGACGTGGCCATGAGCCGGGCGGTGACCCGGGCCACCTGGTCCAGCAGGTCCCGGCCCGCTGCAGCGGTGACCGTGTCGGAGGTCAGGGACCAGTCCGGGACCGTGACCCCCTGCGCCTCGGCTTCCTTCTGCTGCGCCTCCGCTGCCTGCTGCGCTGCCTTGAGCAGCGCCGGGGCCAGCACCTCGTACGCGGCCTGTTCGTCCACCGTGACGGAGTCCAGGGCGCTCAGGTCGTCCGCCTTCGCGGCGACGGACACCTGCCCCACGATGTCCGCCTGCTGGGCCTTGAACACCGGCTCCAGGTCCTTGAGCGCCGCGTCCACGGCCGCTTCCCAGGTGGACTGCATCCGTTCGAAGTCGGTGTGCGCGGCCAGCTCGGTGGAGGTGAGGTTCCGGCGCAGCGGGGCCGCGGCAGCGGTCAGCGCACCGGACAGCGGGATGTCCGTGTAATCGCCCCCGAAGGCGACCCGGACCCGGTCGAACTCCACCGGGCCCAGCCGCTTCTGGAGTTCCTTGGCCAGGGACAGGTCCGAGGTGTACGCCATGCAGATGTGAGGTGCCCAGGGGGTGTGCTGGGAGGGCACCGGGAACATGTCCAGGGCATCCGCCACCGTGGCGCGTACCGACTCAAGCGTCATGCCGTTCTCGGGACGGTCTTCCGCAGGCACGTCCCCGACCCCGAGTACCCAGCAGGGATCCTCACCGTTGCCGTTCCAGTGATTGGTCCCGAAGACGTTCCCGGTCACTGTGGCCGGATTACGGCCGATCGCGTCCAGGACCCGGTTGGTCATCGCCGACTTGTCCCCGTCGCTGAACACGGACATGTCCGGTCCGAGGTAGAACAGCGTGACGTGCAGATCGGCAGCGGTCTCGCCCCCGGCCAGCTTGAGCCGCTTGGCGTCGGCCGCAGTCGGCATGAGGGCGATCATGCCTCCGCTCAGGTGCTCTCCGTCCGCCAGCTCAACCGTGCGATGGCCGTGCGCGTGCTGGACGTGGCGCCCCCGGAGGTGGAACGGGAGCGGCGTCACAGGGTCACGCTCCGGGTGACCCTGTGACCGGACACATCCTTGTGCGGGGCCCGGTCACCGACCCGGAACCGGCCGAACGCGTCCAGGGTGCATTCGTACAGCCCCGGCGTCCCGGGGTAGGCCATGGACTTCAGGGACAGCGCGCCCTGGGTGAACGGGCAGGAGTACGTGTGCTGGTCGCACGCTGCCGGGTGCAGCAGTTCCCACCCGGCCATCCCGAACCGGACCGCGTGCACAGCACGAGCCTGCCGGATGAGCCGCTCTGCGCGCGCCTGCGCGACCAGCCCCACGTCGGGCACCGGGGCCGCTTCGTTCCCGTTGGGCGGTCCGGTAACGGGCACGGGAACCGGTGCGGCTTCCGGTGCTGGCTCCGGCGCCGGGGACGCGGCCACGGAAGGAGTCTCCAGCGTTGCCCCGGTCAGTTCCCGCAGCGCGGTCAGGGCGGCGTCCGGGAGCGTACGCAGGACCAGCTTCAGCGCCTGGTCCAGCAGGTCCGCGCCGGTCGGCTTGTCCGCTTCGTCGAACCCGGTCTCCCGGCGCAGTGCGTCACCGGACAGCTCCTGCCGGTCGTACAGCAGCACCGCGTCGTCGCTGCGGTCCGGGCGCATGGTCAGCTCGGACATGTCGTACCAGACCACGAACCGGCCCGTGTCCTGCTCCCCGCCCGCTGCCAGCCGGGGCTGGAGATAGGCCGTGGTGACCGCGTTCGCGATGAGTTCGGCGTCCGGGGCGATCGTGGTCTTCAGAGCGCCTTCCTCGATCTGCCAGGCACCCCAGTGGTTCACGTCACCCATTCCGAGCAGCACTTCGGCCGGGATGTTCACCTGGGTGGCCAGCCGCTTGATCGCACTGTCCCGCTTCTCAATGATCTTCTCGTCGATCTTGAGCGTGAAGTCCAGGTGCGAATCAGCGACCGTCTTGATCCACTCACCGGGCATCTGCATCAGCAGCGGGATCACAGCGGACGCGGTGCCCGGCTCCGCGATCGCCAGCCGCGCCAACTCCACGATCTCCGCCATGATCGGGTTGGGCATGTCGGCGAACTCCTCCCGTACGGGGAAGTCCACCTCGTTGGGCAGGAACCAGATACCGGCGGAGGCCAGGCGGCTCAGGTACTGCGCCAGGATGTGCCGGTTGACCAGCTCCAGTTCCCGCATCGTCGCCCGCGCGGAACGGGAGCTGGAGTCCGCCAGGTGGTACCAGCGCTTGTGCGGGCGCCACACCCGGAACACGTGGCCCCCGACCACGTCGCGCCACTGGTCGGAGTTGGGCGCGTTCTCGTCCTTGACCTGCCACTGCTTGTGCCGGGCCTGGACTTCGTCCACCGACCGCACCGACCAGCGCTCCGCGCCCTGCCGGGTCTCCCCGACCAGGTACCCCTCACCCGGCACCGCGAGCTGCACCGCCAGGCTGGCCATGAGGGCGGTCTGCCCGGCCACTCCGCCGGCGAGCTTGTTCATCACGTCCACGGCCGGGTGGTTGTCGTCCAGCCGCACCGGTTCGTCCTGGCCGGGCACCAGCTCGGCCGCGTACAGGCGGACGCGGGACAGCATCGCGGACAGCCAGGACACCGCGTAGTTGAACTCGCCCAGGGTGTCGTAGTACCGCCAGACCTCCTGCTGCCACGTCTCGGTGGTACGCAGCAGATCGGAGCGCGGGGCGTCCACCTCCACCGCGGCCGATGTCAGCGCCTGCGGGGCGTGCGCCCGCTGGTACGCGGCTGTGATCTCCGCACGCGGGAGCTGGGGGGTACGTCCCAGACCGAACGTCCACCACGGCATGAGGCGCCTCCCGAATCGCTGCGACGGTCTCACTGTAGCCAGCGAAGCGGAGGCGGACAGCCCGAGACCCCCGGGACTTGGGGATCTCCGGGGGTCTCTCAGGGGGTTTCAGCCACCCTAGTTAAGCATAATCGTGCTGAGCCATCAAGGCCCCGAGCGCCCACGAACCGAGCCACATCAGGACCGGCACGGGCAGTCCGGCAATGAGCCACGTCCCGCCCGTCACACCGGCCGACAGCCAGCCGCTGGTGCACCACGGGCAGCTCATCAGCTCGGAGAAGAACAGCGGGATCCACGGGGTGCGGTCGTTCCACCGCTGCCGCTCCCCGCCCAGGTCCGACCAGTCCCAGGACACCTTCGAGCCCGGGGTGAGCAGCGCTCCCCGCAGCTCGTTCGTCTCCGCCAGCGTCAGCGGTCGCCACCCGCCCACGACCCGGTCACGGAGCCACAGCACGGGCGGGAAGTCCAGGTCCACGACCAGCTTGGTCAGGATGAAGGTGGCCAGCGACATGACCGCCAACAGGAACCAGGGGTTGTTCATGCGTCCTCCGTCGTCTCACTTCGTTCGGTCAGTTCCCGCATGGGGACCGGGGCGCGGTGGCGCCCACGGCGGTACAGGGGCTGCTTGGCGTACCCGAGCAGCCAGCCCCAGCGCTTGCCCTTGTTCTGCTCCAGCCAGCGGGACGCGGCGTAGTAGACGGTGCCGAAGACCAGCACCAGCCCCGCTTCCACCGACTGTTCGTCCAGGTGCAGTCCCCACCGCGCGGCAGCCGCGCAGATGAAGCCGACCAGGTACGGGATGAAGGTCCGCCACAGGGACAGGAGCAGGGTGTATCGCGCGTCGCTCACGTGCGTCTCTTTCCGTCGTTCATGCACGTGAGCGTACCGGTTTAACGAACCCGCACCCCGCCGATGTTCTGCTGCGCGGCCTGCGCCCCGGACGACCCCCGGCCGGACCCGGTGAGGTGCGCGAGTTTCAGTTGCCAGGTGGTCCAGACCATGGCGTCCAGACGGTCAGGGGACCAGCCGATTTCCGGGTGCCAGGTCGAAAGCTGCTGCTCCAGCTCGGGGAACACCCCCGCGTGGTGCCAGCGCCCCTGTGCGGTCAGTGCGCTGACCGGCTCCGCCCGGACCCTCTTCCCGCGTGTCGCGTTCATCTGCCGTATCGGGATATCCACCCCGAGCGCGTCGGCTGCTGTCCGGATCACGGACACGGCCATGGCAGCTCCGTAGTTGATCTCCACCGCGATGTCGTCCGCTTCCCAGTCGATCGCCGCCTGGACCGCACGCCGGCCCCATCCGTCCGGGGGCAGGTGGCAGGTGCGGTCATCGAGCACGTATCCGTGCGCCTGGGGCCGTCCTCCGTTGCCCGGCAGTACGAGACCTGACTTGCCCGCCACGACGATGCCCTGTTCGCCACGGCCTCCGGACGGGTCCACACCGACGGTGATCTTCACCAAGTCGGGGACCGCGTCAGGCCGTACCCGCGCCGCGTCGATCATGTCCCGCGTCCACAGGGCATTCTCATCCTCAGCGATCAGCTCCCCGTACAGTTCCTGGCGCCCGAGCTGGGTTCCCGCGTACGTCTCTTCCAGCGCTGCCTTGATGTCGGCAGAGATGTGGGGGTTGTCCCGGTAGCTGGCGTGCGTCAGCGCGACGTTCGCGATCGACCGGTTGTGCAGGCGCTCGATCAGCGGCCGGGGCTTGGGTGTGGTGGACGCCACCCAGTGTGGCCGGGGCCCGGTCCGCAGACCGAACCGCATGTGGTCCCAGCACTCGTCAAGCTGGCGCCACGCGGCCAATTCTTCTAGCCACGCACAGCAACGATTGCCACCGGAGCGTAGTCGTTCCACGTCATCGGGGGTGTGAGCACCGAACAATTTGGCCTCTGAGCCGTTCGGCCACTTCACTGACAGCCCTCCGGCCCCGTTCACCAGGCGAGCGGTCGGGTCGTGCACGCGCAGTCCCGAGGGGCCGTTGACACAAGAGGTGACCGCGTCACCAAGGGTGGGCCCGATGATCCCGATCCAGTGCGGGATGGGGCCGGGCAGGCACGGCGGTCCCTTGACGTGGTCGGCGATGTACGCCGCGCACGCGTCCGTCTTCCCCGCCATTCTGCCGGCCAGCAGCAGCCACCCGTACCAGTCCCCCGGGGGCGGGACCTGGTGGGGCAGCGGGGTCCACTTCGGGGACGCGAACCGCGCGGCGAGGGCTGCTGCTGCTGCACGCCCCACGGCTGCGCGGTCGGTCTCGGTCATGGGTTGAGTGTGCCCGACTCAACGACGACGCTGCGCCCGGCGCCGGGCCACGGGCTGCGGCCCGGCGTCCCCGTACCCCGGCGTACCCGAGCTGTTGCGGCCATGATGGTTCCAGGTCCAGGTCCGTTCCGGCAGGTGCACGATCGTGGCGCCGGCAGCCACACAGCCCAGGGTAAAGGCCCAGTCCTCTCCGCCCCGCTCCCACCCGGGCGGGTTGGAGAATCCCACCAGCCGGGCCAACCCGGTACGTACCAGGATCGTGACCGGGACCTGGTGCGGGTCCGCGTCGTCCCACGGACGGCCGAAGAACATCGGGAACGGATCGGAGCCACCGACCACCCGGAACCAGGGGTACACGTAGTCCGCCCCCGTCTCGCTCGCGCAGGCCATCAGGGCTTCGATGTGGTCCGGGTCCATGGTGTCGTCACTGTCCAGGAACGCGGTCCACTCGGTCTCCACCTCCGCCATCCCGTGGTTGCGGGTGACCGCGGCGCCCGCGGCGTGCACGTCCCGGGCCAGCACCAGTTCCGTGGGGTACGTCTGCGCCCGCACCGAGGCCGCGGCCCGCTCCAGCATCCCGTTGCGCTCCCGGGCCGCGTGGAAGGGAATGACCGCGGTCACCCCGGGGCGCAGGGTCATCGCGGCGTCCCCCGCCACATGATCTCGTTGTCCCCCTGGATCGTCAGATCCAGGGTGGTCCACGGACGGATGCCGTAGTCCGCGTGCGCGGCCTTGAGACCGTCGAAGTAGTGGAAAGACTCCAGCACCCAGAAGCTGACGTGCGTCGGGTCCGCGTACGCGTGCCAGCCGGTAGCCGCGTTGGGTACCCGCACCGTGAACACGCCCCCGGGCCGGAGCACCCGGTGCGCCTCGTTCATGACGAAGAGCCGGGGTTCAGCGGCCGGGATGTGCTCCATCACGTGACTGGCCAGGATCCCGTGCACCGACCCGCCGTCCGCCGGCCAGGGACCGTCCTGAGCACGCCGCTTCCAGCCCTCGGTGCCGTGCACCGGGTCCAGGTTGGTCCATCCGGGCGGGGCCAGCGTTCCTCCGCCGATCTCGATGTTCAATGCCGCTCACTTCCTTCGTAGCTCAGCCACGGGTTCGCGAAGTGCGTCCCGGGCAGCGGGGCCGGACGCAGGACAGAGGAGCGCAGCGCCACCGGCTGCGATACCTGGTCCTGGAACGTGAACCGGTCGATCAGGTCCGACCAGTCGTTGCCCAGGTCGAACACCCGGTCGTCATCGTGGCGCCGGGTTATCACCCCCGTGGCCCACAGCCCCCAGTGGTCCGGGTGGCCCAGCTCCCGGGCGTCCTTCACCTGCGGGCCGAAGTCCTCCCCCGCGTACTTGGCCAGCTTCGCCGACTCCTCCGCCTCGGTGAAGACGCAGTCCCGCCACGGGTGCACGAACTGGGCGACCGGGTCGGAGACGGACGTGCACGCCAGAGCCCCGGACACGAAGTCCGGGGAGGTGACGCGGAAGGACGCGTCCAGCCACACGGACGACGACGCGTCGGTGTACTCCCACGGGAACAGCTTCGGGGCCTTCGCCGCCCGGTTGGGGTGCACGCCCGGCCGGGGCAGGTGGACCACGCGCCAGCCCAGGGAGCTGCCCCGAAGCGACGCGTCGTCGGTGACCAGCACCCAGTCCACGTCCAGCCCCGCCTGGGGTATCACCGGCTTGAGCGTGTCGTACGCCCCGTACAGCGCCTGGACCACAGCCGCGTCGGGGCGGGTCACCGGTACCACCCGATTGTGTCGTCGAGCCGCTGCCAGTCCATGACCGGACGCCAGTCGAGGCGGCCCCATCCCTCACCCTTGGCCACGACCGTGGTCGCTTCCTCGCCCGTGCGCATCGGCAGGTACTCCACCCCGGCGCTGCTCCCGGTGATCCCGAGGACGATGTCCGCCACTTCGTTGACCGTGACCGCCTCGCCCGTCCCCGCGTCGAACACGGCGTCGTCCCCGTGCCCGGCCGCGTCCACCAGCATCCGGCCCACGTCGTCGGCATGGACCAGGTCCACGGTCTGGGTGCCGTCGCCCCACACCGGGATCGGGAGCCCCTGCCACGCGGCGCGGGCGAACGTGGGGACGATCTTCTGCGGGTGACCGGGGCCGTGCGCCTGGCCGGGACCGTAGGCGTTGAAGGCCCGCACGTGGCTCACCGGCACGCCGAACGCCCGGTGCCAGTTCGTGGCCAGGCTCTGCGCGCACACCTTCGTGGCCGTGTACACGCTCGGGAACACCGGGGGCATGGTGATACCGACGTAGCCGGCGCCGTTGGCCCTGCACCACTCCAGCACCCGCAGCGTGCCCTTGATGTTCACCTCAACGGCCCACTCCGGGTTGTCGAACAGCTCGGCCGTACCCAGCACCCCGGCCAGGTGGATGACCGTGTCGGCCCCGGACAGGGCTGCCAGGTCCCCGAGAACATCGTTCCCGTCGGCCCGGTCGAACGACCACACGTCGTTGCCCGCGTTCTCCGCGGCCGTGATCGTGGCCCTGCCGATGAACCCCGACCCGCCAGAAACAGCTATTCTCATCCGTTCTGCACCTTGTCTTTTCCGTACTTCCGGGTAGCTGCACCGCGAACGTCGCCGGAGTCGTACCTCCGGTGACACGTTCGGCAAAGCTCCAGCCAGTCCGCTAGGTCCCTTCGGTATTCGTGGCTCTTATTGGCCCATTCGGTGGTCTTCGGTTCCTGGCAATGCTCGCAAACGCCCGCCTTATCCCGGTGCCGGGCCACCCATCGGTGAAGTTCCTTGTAAGAGATCTCTTCCTTGAGGGCGACCCCTTTGTTCCAGGGAGTCTCACCGGGCTTGAAACTGGTCGGGTTCTCCTTCACGACGTTGTACTTCAACCCGCTCGGTCTCACCCGGTACTTGTACTTACACTCTTTCGAACAGTAACGTCCCCTACCCTGCTTTGCTCGGCTGGGGGTTACTTGGAACTGCATCCCACAAGGGCAAGTAACGTCAATTGGCATGCGCCCAGTATAGCCGATTAAACCGGCTCCCGCTCTCGTTGGTCACCACGCCGGACGCCCCCACTTTTCCACGAACCGGGCCATGTCCTTGCCCGCCTGTTCGGTCAGGTCCGGGCGCGCCACGGTGTACCCGTTGGGGTGCAGGTGCTGGTGCTCCACGCCGGGGACGACCACGGTCCCGCCGGACTGCCGAGCACGCCAGTCAAGATCGTTGTCCCCGGCCCACCACGCCAGTTCCTCATCCGCCCGTAGGCCTGCTTCCCCGCGCAGGGCGAAGCACCAGCCGGTGATTCGGATCGGGTTCGGGTGCCTCATCAGGCCTTCCGCAGACCGGAGGCCCGGGAACGCGAGCTGCGCCCCGTCGTACTTCCGCAGCCCTGCGGTAAGGGTTGCGACGGAGCCGGGCGCCATGACCGTGTCATCGTTGACCACCAGAACGTTCCAGCGGTCCTGCCACAGCTCTCCGTCGCGCTCCATCCGGCGCCGGACCGTCTCCAGCCCGATGTTCCACCAACGGGAAATGTTCGGGACGGGGTTGCGGTCCCGGATCACGTACGCGTCCCGGAGATCCGTGCCGTTGTAGCCTCCGTTCGCCACAGCGATGATCCCGTCCACCTGGTCCCGGAGCGCGGCCACACAGTCGTGCAGGCACGGGCGCCCCTCGGTGGGGATCACCGCGTACGTGGGGGTGGTGCCGGTCATCAGAACCGCCACCACCCGTCGTACCCAGTCGGGGGCGTCGGGTACGCGTGCAGCATCGGACGCAGGATCGCGAGGTGCTGCGCCTGGACATCGGGGTCTTCGGCACCCCAGTACCCGGAGCCGTCCCATCGGCCCTCTGTGGTGCCGCCGTAGCTGCTGTCCAGGTTGTTGCTGAGCATGGCTTCCGGACTGGACAGGTCAGGTGCTTCGTGTCTCCACTGCGCCCGCAGACCCAAACGGCCCAGACACGCCCGGGTTACGCCGTCCTTGCGCCGGTACCAGACGGCCCGGCAACTGCCGGACAGCCAGTAGACGCCGTCGCGTTCGGTCGCGTCCAAGGCCACAGTGGTGAGATCGATAGCGAATGGCTTGCGGCTGATGAGCATTCGGTCTTCGCGGATCACAGCGTGGCCCCCTCGGCTTCGGCGATGCGGAGCAGCGAGGCATAGTCGTCCGCCTGCTGCTGGATCAGGCGGACCCGGCGCGCGGTGAATCCGGCCCGGGGCGTGGTGGCGGACAAGGAACGGCCCTCCTGGCGCAGGCGCTCGGCCCGCTCCGCCAACTGGGCGTGGCGCAGGCGGAGTTCGGCGATCGTGAGGGGGTTCATGACGTCCCCGATTCCGGGGCCCAGTGGTCGATCGCCTGCGGGTTGCTCTTCCCCGCGATCGAGAGCGTGACCGAACACACAGCCGGATCGAACCTCGGGATGCGGATCGTGTCCGTCAGCGTGGCCGCGAACCGGTCCACGTGACCGTCGAACTCCTGGAAGCTCATCCGCTCCGGGTCGATGCCCAGTGCGTCATAGAGCACCTTGCGCGCGTCGTCCATACTTCCTCCGTCATCGGTCACTGTGTCCCGACCAGTTTACCTTATTCAGCGGACAGAAGCCTCTCCTGCGCGGCGCCCAAAGCCTTCATCCGCTGCGCCGGTTCCAGCTCCAGCGCGTCCAGGGCCGCGGTCAGCGCGTCCGCCACCAGACCGCCTTCCATGTCCAGCCTGCGCCCCAGCGCCTCCATCACGCCCGCGTCCACCGCGGCCTTCGCCATGCGACCGGCCACCATACGTTCCTGGCGCGACTCCTTCAGCCACGGGCGCATGGTCGCCGGCGGGATCAGCGGGTCCCCCCCGTCCGCCACGTGCCGGGCAAGAGCGGCCTCCAGCACCAGGTCCATGTACGCGGCCCGGCCCATGGACGCGGTGACCAGCTTCAGCAGCGCCTCAGTGGGGCCGATGCCCTCGATCTTCGCCAGTTCCATGGCCTGCCTCCACGCGTCCTCGTTCTGGGGCCACAGTCCCCCGTGCACCTCACACTGACCGTAGCCGAAATGCCCGGTTCCCTTGCCCGCAGGGAGATGGCACATGCGACCGCCCCGGGTCCGCATCGGACACCGGGGCGAGTCGTACAATCGCTTCGTTACCACAAGGTCACAGCCTCGCGCCTGCGTTATCGGGCCTCGAAATGGCACGGGACCGGGTCGCTGCTGCCGACCGTGACCGGCGACGCGTCGTCCAGCCGGGTGCTGGGCTTCAGCCGGTCCAGGTGCCCGAGCCAGGCGTCCGAATCCGCTGCGGTCTCCGCCAGCTTCGGCCAGTCCACGGACTCCATGAAGTCCCGCTGCGCCTGCGGCACGGTCACCACCGGCTCCCCCAGTTGGTCCAGGCCCATGGCCCGCAGCCACCACGCGTCCACCTGGTTGTCGTCTCCGAACTCCAGTGCCGCGCGCTTGTACGCGGCCATGGTCATGGCGGTCTTGTCGGCGCCCTTCTTTCCGGTGGCGTACGCCTTGAGCGTGGACGGGTTCACCACCGCGCACGGAACTTCGAGGTCCAGCAGGGCCACCCGCACCGCCCCCTGCACCATGTGGATCGCCTTGATCGCAGACCCCTTCAGGCCCGGGGGCGCTTCCTCCATCACGACCAGATCGGGCCGGGTGGCGATGACCGCGCCGCGTACCTCGTTGCGGATCACCACCAGCCGGTAGTCCCGGTCCTTGGCGTTCGTCGCGACCGTCAACGTCCGGCCGTCCGGAAGACAGATCCCGGTGGCGGTCATCGAAAGATCCAGCCCCAGCACGTTCATCGTCATCGCGTTTCCTCCGTCATCAGATCGGTGATCTCCTGCATACCGTCCACCGAAGCGGCCAGCTTGACCAGGTCCAGCGCCCGCTTCGTCAGGTCCCGCGCGTCGTCCGCGTACGGGCCGCTGCCCCGCTCCAGCGCCCTGCCGAAGCTGCGCACCTGGTGCTCCAGCGTCTCGGTGTCCCGGGCCAGGCGGCGGGTCTGACGGGACCGCCAGCGCTCCGCTGCCGTGGCCATGGTTCAGCCCCGTTCCCGTCGCCCGGCCGCGACGCGGTGACCCCAGCGGGCGCCGCGCAGGAACGACTTCGCCAGCCAGCCGATGCGCCGGGCCCGGATGATCCGGGGGTGGTCGGCCGGCAGCGAGGGCGGACCCCAGTCGTCCCGGTTCCAGTCCGCCTCCCGGGCCCAGCGCTGCTCCCACTGTGCGGGTGTCTCGGCCATCGTTCCTCCGTCCTCTCTCGGTTTCGTTAAACCGTACCAGTCACTTGCCCCCGTAGCACTGCTCCCAGTCCGTTCCCGGTGCGGACACGTCCGCCAGGATCGGGACGCCACGGAACTCGAACGTCATCGCGTCCTTGATCACCTCGGTCACCTCGTCCACCCGGTCCACGGGCACGGACAGCACCACCTCATCGTGAACGACGCACCTCAGCATGGACGTGATCTCCGGAAGCCGGTCCACCATGCGCAGCAGCCCCGTGGTCATGATGTCCCGGGCACACCCCTGGCCCATCAGCGCCGGAGCCTGGGTGTACGCGCGCGCCGGGTCGCAGCGCATCTTGCGGCCGAAACCGTTGTCCAGCAGGTGACCGGATTCGGCCTGCTCGCGGACGCGCTCGGTCCAGGCTGCCTTGACCTCGAACCGGCTCATCACCTCGAAAAACCGGGAGACCAGCTCCGGGTCATGACCCTTAGTGATCATGGCCTTCGCGCCCAAGCCGTAATTGTTGCCGTGGTTCAGCGGCTTCACCCCGTCCCGGCTCACGTTCATCATGGCCGCGATCTCGGTGTGCATGTCCCGGCCGATCTCGAACATCTCCATGTACAGCGGGTCCTGGCACAGTCCGGCCACTCCCCGCATGTCCACCTGGGCGAAGTCGGCGGTCAGATGGACCTCGCCTTCGTCGGGGAGGAAGACCGCGCGCTGGACCGCCTTCCCGTCCCGCTTGCCGATGTTCGTGATGGACGGCTTCGTATGGGCCCAGCGCCCCGACGCCTGGTCCTCCCCGATCCCGGCGTGCACCCGGCCGGCGGTAACGAACTTGGAGATCTCCGCGTACTTGGCGGTGGCCCCGGTCACCTCGTTGACCAGCTCACAGATCCTGCGGACCCCGGGAAGATGCCCGTACGCGCGCAGCATGCCGGGGAACCGCTTCATCTCCGCGCCCTTGCCCACGAAGTAGAAACCGTCCCCCAGAGCGTCTGAGGACGTCGCCAGGGCCCCCGTAGCGGTCTTCGGGTAGTGGGGGGCACCTGCGGCCCGGAAGGCGCTCACAAGGGCAGCACGGCCCGCGTCGGACCCCGTGGGGGACAGTCGAGGTTCCTCGAACGTGACCTTGGCCTTACCACGGCCCTTCGTCACGGTCTTGGTCAGGGGCACCCCGTACTCGGCCCCGAGCACCTTCAGCGCCTGCTGGCGGTGCTCTTCCTCGGTCGTGGTGCGCTGCGCGAGAAGGTCTTCGTCCACCCGCCAGCCATTCAGCGTCATCCGGTTCTGGATCGCGGCGATCCGCATCTCGCGCCGGGCGTAGTCGTCCAGTTCGGGCGCCAGCGCCCCGTACACGGCCCGTGAGGCCCGTACGTCGCCCCGGAGGTAGTCCAGATACCTCGGGTCGTCCTGAGGGATCAGGGCGTACCCGAGGGCCGCACGTTCCGGCTCGGTGAGCTTGGCCCCCGTGGCCGGGTCGGTGAGCGGGGCGAACTCCAGCGCCAGCGCCTTCAGGTCGTCGGTTTTCCCCACGACCCCGTACCGCTGGGCGACCGCGTCGAGCGAGTAGTACCCCGACCGCATGCCCTTGGCGGAGGGCGGATCGGCGAGACGGGCGAGAACGATCGTGTCCACGGTCTTGGCCGCAAGCGCGTCGTAGTCCGCCCCGCAGTGCCGGGCCAGCGCCGACAGGTCGAACCGGAGCACGTCATGCCCCACGATCACGGTCGCCCGGTCCAGGAAGTTCAGCAGGGCCGCGGGGTCGGTGGTCACGCCCACGGCCGCGTTGCCGGCAGCGCCGCACAGCCGGACGAACGGGCCGGGGTGTCCGCCCAGGTACAGCCGGTCCGCGGACGCGGTCTCGATGTCAAAGAATCCGATGTCAGCCATCTGTCCGTTTCCTCCGTCTCAGTCCGTGTAGAAGTCGAAAGCGTCAGGTCCGTCACCGGCGTCCGTCACTCTCTGTGACAGAGGCTCCGGTGTGGGCTCCGGAGTGGGCGGTGTGACGAGTGTGGGGAACAGCCCTTCTAGGCCATGCGTGTGGGACTCGACCCCTCCTTGACCATGATCATTAACCTCTGAGTCACGCACGTATGGAGAGGATGTCTGGATGCCCACACCCGCCACACTTTCCGCACCCCCCATATCGGTACCGTTTCCTCCATCCCCGGGCGAAACGGACAGGTGCGGTGTAGATTCCGGCGGTGTGGGGTTCGAGCCCGGTGTGACATTGAGACCCACGTTCTTGTTCTCGTTCCGGAGCCTCACTTCCCCGACCCCGCTCACGCTGCGCAACCGCTCGATGAACTTGCGACTCGACATAGGTGCGGACGAATCCTCATCCTTCGCCCACGCCTTGAACATCTCGTGCAAGGTGGACTTCTTGGTCCCCTGCTCCGGCCCGACCAGTTTCCCCGCCGCGTCCGCATGCACCGTGCACTTCTCGCTCACCCACAGGGCGACCCGGTCGCTGCGGGTCTCGAACTCCCGCATCACCGCCGGGTCCGTCGGCAGGTATCCCCCGCGGGCCGTGTACCGCTGCCAGGCGGCCACCCAGCGCACCAGGATCCCTGGCAGCTCTGCCATGATCCGGTCCTCGATGGAGGGGTCTTCCCGGCCGGCGAATGAGTACGGGAACTCGAACGGCTTGACCCGGTTGGCGTACGCCCGTGACGCCTCGCTCACCGTGGGCAACTCGTTCGCGGAGAACGCGAACAGCGCCTGGTTGGTGAACTGGAACTCCTTGCCGTACTTGCGGTTGGCGTGGATCACGTCCTCACCGGTCAGCATCTTGAACGTGGACATGTCCGAGACGTGTTTGGCGGACAGGTCCGCGGCCACGTTCAGCGCCCGCAGGTACAGGTTGGCAGCGGCGAACTTGTCGTCACTGAGCTGGTGCAGCGTGACGGCGGAGGTGTTCTCCGTCCCTGCGATGCGGCCCATAATGCGCAGGTACGTGGACTTGCCCGAGTGGGACGGCCCGAACAGGAACACCGCTTTGCCGGGCGTGCGGGACGGGTCCAGCATCAGGGACACGGACTCTTCCAGGTCATCGAGCTGGAAGCCGGGCAGCACCGTGGCCAGCCACGCATCGTAGTTCGGGCAGACGGCGTCCGGGTTCCAGGCCACCGGGATCTGGGTGGCGGACAGGTACGCCGGGTCGTGCGGGGCCAGCTCCCCCGTGCGCAGGTCCAGCAGCCCGTTGGTGCAGTTGAGCACCGGGGACGGCATGCGCTCCGGGAGCCGGGTCCCGGAGCCGGCCAGACGGCCGATCAGCACCTCTTCGATCGTGGCCCGGTGCGCCGGCCGGTACTCCTCCCCCAGCTTTTCCTGGACCACGGAGAACAGCTGCTCGCGCCCCCGGTCCACGATGTAGCGGCCCCCCTGGTACATGGCCACCATGGACCCGTGCGCCAGCGCCGCGGGCTGCCCGGCCAGCACCGAGTCCGCCGCGGTCTGCGCGAGCAGCGACCCTTTCTCGTTGAACACCAGCGCCGCATCCCCGGACGCTTTGCGCGCCGGCGCCCTGCCCAGCGTCTTCTTGGCCGCATCGCAGACCCGGCGCAGGTACGGGGTCCGCTTGTCCGGCTCGCGCCGGCCCAGGACATCGTCCAGCCCTTCCTTGGCCTTCGCGCCGGCCAGCGACGCGAAGCGCACCGAGGCCGCGCCCTCCGCGTCCAGCGCCTCTTTCAGTCCGGTGGCCGCTTCCCACACGTCCCGGTTGTGGAACACGTCCGCGTCGAACAGGCAGACGATGTCCCGATCCTCGGCCCAGGACAGGTCCGTACCGGTCCAGTTCTGGCAGCCCGGTACCGCGACCACTCCCCACCCGTCCGGGACCCACACAGCGGCAGCCAGCCCCTGCTTGGTGCCCTCCACGAACAGGATCGGATCGCTCTCGCTCTCCGGCTCGCGCAGGTGCCCGAGGAAGGTCCCGCAGCCCCCGGGGAAGATGTACTTGTGCGGGGTCTCCTTGCCGGTGGCGGGGTCCTTGTCCATCACCGGGATGTCCGGGCGGAACTGGGTCACGGTCCGGTCCGCATCCCGCCACTCGAACAGCATGCCGGGACTCTTCACCCAGCGCCGGTGGATGTCGTCCGGCACATGGTCCGGGTGCCGCACCGAGCGCACCCCGTACTTCAGCGCCTCCGCGATGGGGATCCCGCCGGAGTCCAGCAGCGCCAGGGAGGCAGGGGTGAACTCGGTGCCGAACGCGTCCATCACCCGCTCCGCGGCGTCCGGCACGGTCCCGTTGGATTCGATAACATCGGTCATGGCGACTCGCTCTCGCTCGTGCCCCCGGCGCCGGCCCACGGCTTCCGGGGGTTTCGCATGTTCGTTTGGGTGGGTTGAGAGTAGACCACACTGTCCACACTCACGGACACGGGATCACCCCGACTCCCCGAGCTTTTCCCGGATTCGGTTCATGGCTGCGGGGCCTATGCCCCGGGCATCCCGTACCCAGTTCAGCCGGTACTGGCGCCGGAGTTCGTCCACGGTGAGGATGCCGTCCCGCTCCAGCGCCCGGAAGATCCGGAGCGCCGTGTCGTCGCCCCCGAGGAACGCGAACAGCGGGTCCGCCCGGTCGGCCGTATCTTCGTCCCGCTGCCGTTTGTTCTTCACCCCGACTCCCCGAACTCGAACCGGGCGGACCGTGCTGCGGTGAGCGCGTCCCTCAGCGCCTGCGCGGTGTGCCCCGGCATCCAGTCGGTACGTACGTCCTGGACCGTCTTCCCGGTCACCAGGAAGGAGCGCGCCGGGATGTCCACGGTGTCCGGACCCGGGCGGGGGATGCCTCCGACCAGCATCAGCGTGACGTAGCCGTGGGCGTGTGCCGCTACCGCGAACTCACGCACCTTGGACAGCTCCCGCTGGGTCGGCTCCACGCCCTTGATCTCAAGGAACATCTTCAGGTCCGGCAACTTGAAGTCGGGTAGGTATCTGCGCCCCGACGGGAGCTGGAACCCCTGCCCCTCGTACTCCCACGTGAGGCTGAGCCGGTCCATGAACACGGCAAATCTCGCCTCCGTTCGGCTACGAAACAGACACCCTGCGTAACGGGTCTCTATAGCGGAGATCGTCACCAGTCCTCCCCCTCGGGCACCAGCGCCTCAAGACGAACAGGACGGCTCCGGTCGTGCTGGCAGGTGCAGGTGTGCGGGTACGCGCAGGCGTGCAGCCGGACCATGCCGTTACCGCGCTCCCGGCGGTCCGCCGTCTCGTCAGCGGCCCGTTTGCAGGGGGTGCACACGCTCACGCCGCGCTCCCCTCCATGGCCAGGTCCAGTTCCGTCCGGTCGATCTTGACCCGGTACCTGCCGCGTACGCGGCGCCCGGTCAGGGTGCCGTCCGCCAGCATGCGGTCCACGGTGCGCAGGCTGATGCCCGCATGCTCCGCCGCTTCGGCCCGGGTCAGCCAGGTCTTCTGTGCTGTCGTCATGGGTGCAGCGTAACAGGTTCTGGCAGTCGGTGGCAGCAACTGGCATGCCCGTGATATCGTTCAACCAGAGGAACGGACACCGACGGAGGAACGATGAGCATCATTGAGGACCTGGAAAACAGCCTCGCCGACACCGAGGACGAACGCGACCGGTTCAAGGACCAGGTGACCGAGCTGGAGAACGAGCGCGACGAACTGAAGGCGAAGCTGTCCTCCGCCGTCCGCTCCCTGGAAGAGACGATCCGGGGGCTGGAACGATGACGACGCACAGCGAAGAGACCTACGCGGGCTGGCTGAACCTGCTGGGCAGCGGGAGCGAGGAGAGCCCCGAGCTGCACCAGGAACTCCTGGTGATGCGGGTGGTGGCCACATCGTCCGGGGACAGCGAGCGCTTCAGCGAGGCGTACATGGACGTGCTGCTGGCCCTGGCTCCGGCGGTCGGGGCACGCAAGGCGAATCGGATGGCGGAGGCGCTGGTGGCCGCGTCCCGAGCGCACCGGGTCCGCTACGTCCCGGGCACCCCGCTGATGATCGACGGCCGCGACTGCTCCCCCGACGCGGTGCGGGCGCTGCAAGCCGACCGCGACATGTACCGGTCCATGGTGCTGGAGAACGCCACCCGGTTCGGGAGCGTGACCGCGTGACGTCTCTGCTGGCGTTCTGCGCGAGCGTCTACCTGACTGTGCGCCTGATCGGCGTGTGGCTCCGTTGGATGAACCGGAAGGGCGGGAAGCGGTGAGCCACGACGACCGCTACCAGGTCTACACCTCCGACCGGACCCCCGAGCTGCGCGAGATCGTGGGAGACGACCCGCACTACTTCGTCTGGGACCGGGAGCTGAGCCGCTCCGTCCCGTTCGGCGGGTACGGCAGCGCGGACGCGGCCCAGCGCCGGGCGTACCGGATGAACCACCCCACCGGCTGGGACACCGGCAGTCAGCGGCTGTGCCTGCCCTGCGCGGACGCGTACGCGGCCACGACGATCGTTGAGACCGAGGGCGGGAACCGTACCGGCTGGGTGTCCGTCCAGGGGACCGTGGCCCAGGCCTGCGCCTGGTGCGGGGCGTCGCTGTCCCGGACCGACCGGCGCGTCAAGTCCTGCGGTGCGTTCGCCGACCACGACCCGCACCCGCACGGGACGGCCGACCTGCGCTGCCCCGGCAACGGCCCGTTCAGGGACAGCGAGCTGGCGAAGCTGGAACCGGAGACCCATCCCGGTCCGCCGTGCGTGTGCTCCGACTCGATCCGGTCCAGGGTCGGGCACTGCCCGAGCAAGGACAGCAACGAATACGCGTTCTGCCCGGTGCGCCGCGGCCGGCTCAAGCGGAACGGGGGCTGACCCCGTGGCTGAGCCCCGGTTCATGTGCGCACGGTGTGGCACGTTCGTCTGCGACAACTGCGGAGGCAGGCGCCCGACCACTGACGTCCGGTACTGCACGTACCCGTGCGGATGCCGGGGGCTGGTGGGTGTGCTGGTCCCGACGATGCACACCGAGAAGATGTGGCGCACCCACAACGACGGAGACCTGCCCTTCCCGTACCCCTACGGGCAGAGCCCCCAGCCGGAGAACTGGCCGGAAGGTTTCGGCCCCCGCACGGTTCCCCAGCCGATGTACCGGGGCGTCCCGCGCCCTGGTCCGGAGTCGGACGTCACCGATATGGATTCATGGAGGCGCGGCGTAGACGCTGCGCTGGAACAGGAGACGGAGACACGGTGGCGACTCAGCTGACTCTCAGGGCCTACCAGCGCGAGGCCATCGACGCGGTCACCGCTGCCTGGGCGGAGGGGGTCCGGCGCCCGGCCATTGTGCTGGCCACGGGTCTGGGCAAGACCGTGATCTTTTCCCAGCTCGCATCGGAGTTCATCGAGCGCACCGGCCAGCGGGTGCTGGTACTAGTTCACAGGGATGAGCTGGCCACTCAGGCGATGGACAAGATCCATGGAATCGCCCCGCACCTGTCCGTGGGAAAAGTCAAGGCACAGGACAACGACGTGCACGCGAGCGTGGTCGTGGCCTCGGTGCAGACCGCGTCCCGGTCCAGCCGGCTGCACCAGGTGCGTCAGTCCGAACTTCTCACCGGACCGATCGGCCTGATCATCACTGACGAATGCCACCACAGCGTGAGCCCCAGCTACGTCAAGGTCTACGACGCGTTCCCGGACGCGGTCCAGCTCGGGGTGACCGCGACGCTGGCCCGGGGTGACGGCATCGGCCTCGGGTCCGTCTGGGACGACGTGGTGTACGAGAAGTCCATCGCGTGGGGGATCAAGAAGAAGTTCCTGTCCCCGGTGCGCGGGGTCGCGGTGCGGGCACCGGAACTGGACCTGTCCTCGGTGAAGCGGTCCGGGGGCGACTACCAGGCAGGTGACCTGGGCCGGGCACTGGCCACCTGCGGGGCGCTGGACGTGATCCCGAAGGCGTACGCCGAACACGCCTCCGACCGCTCCGGGGTCGTCTTCTCCCCCACCGTAGAGACGGCGGAGTACACGGCCGAAGTCCTCCGCGAATCCGGCATCACCTCCGCCGTGATCTCCGGCGCCACACCCCGGGAGGAGCGCACCCGGATCTTCGAGGACCACCGGACCGGCCGCGTCCAGGTACTGAGCAATTGCATGGTTCTGACCGAAGGCTGGGACGGGCCGCACACGTCGTGCATCGTCATCGCCCGGCCCACTCAGTCCAACCCGCTGTACGTCCAGATGGTGGGTCGTGGCACCCGCACGTACCCGGGGAAGGCCGACTGCCTGGTCCTGGACATCGTCGGCGCCGGCGCAACGAACAAGCTGCGCACCCTGGTGGACCTGGAACCAGGGATGTTCCCGGACACCCAGCCGTGCGAGGTCTGCGACCGCGTCCCGTGCGTCTGCCCGTGCTCCGGGTGCGGCGGGCCCCGCCCCTGCGCCGCGTGCAGCGAGCGCCCGGAACTGGAGCTGGTCAAGGGCACGACCGAGGAAGTGGACCTGTTCGCCGGTTCCACCCAGTCCTGGCTGATGACCAAGGGCGGTGTGCTCTTCATCCCGGCCGGGGAGTCCGGGGAGGTGCTGTTGTGGCAGTCCCAGACCCCGGGGCTGTGGGATGTGGTGCACGCCCCGAAGGTAGGTAAGTGGGTCCGGCTGCACGAAGCACTGCCCCTGGGCACGGCCCAGGCGTGGTCAGAATCCGAGGCTGACGACCTGGCCGGGTTCAATGTCCGCAAGACCGCGAGCTGGCGGAAAAAGAAGCCGTCCGAGGCGCAGCTCGACTTCGCCACCCGGCTCCGGATCGACCTGCCGAAGGACGTGCGCAGCGGTGAGCTGGGCAACCTCATCTCGGTCGCGCTTGCGTCCCGGAAACTGGACAGGTACTTGCCCCGCGTGTGATTTAATGAATCCATGAACTGAGAGACGGAGGAACGATGGACGCGGACATGCAGGAACGGAACGTTGCGGAACTGCTGAAGGTGCTGGACCGGTACGGTCCGGACACGCTGAAACAGATCGAGACCTTGATCCGGGACCACGACGGAGGCGGTACGGACCGCCCGTTCAGGTGGCTGTTCCGGATCAGCGAGAACGGGGACGTGAAGATGACCGTGAAGCGGGCCCGTGCACGGACATGGTTCTGGTGGACGCTGAGCAAGGCGGTCCGGCCGTGACGCTGACCGAGGACGATCTGAAGCTGTTGGAGCAGCAGATCCGGACCGTCATCAGGGCGGAGATCGTGTCCGCGTTCGGGAAGCTGGCAGCGTCAGCGGGCTGGTACACGTCCGGGTTCGGGGAGCTGACCGAGTCCGCCGCACACATGCTCAAGGACGCGGTGGAGATGGCCACCCGGGAACTGATTCCGGCCGAACCGGAGCCGGAACCGGAGTCATGCACACAGCATGAGTACCGCTATTTCGGTCCGCACTCGGGATCCCGGTGCGTCTCGTGCAACAAGCCGATGCTGGGTCAGACCGAACCGGTCCCGGTGAACCCCTTCGCCCCGAAGCGCACAGCGGACCAGTGGGCGGTCATCCTCCGCTCAACGATCGACGCGGCGGAGAAGGACGGGCACGAAGTGTGGATCAAGAACGACTGCTGCGGGTGCCACCGGATGACGCTGGAAGTCGGCGCCTACACGGAGCACGTGCGCGTGATCGGAGACAGCGAATGACCGAGACACCGCGCCACGCCTGCCGGGTGTGCACCCGCAAGGACCTGTCCCTGACCGCCAACGGCCGGGTCCGCTCCCATGCGGCGGACGGCAAGCGCCCCGGCCCGGACAATCCGAACTGCCCGGGAGGGTCGGACCTGCCTAGGGACCCGGAACAGGATCTTCCCTGCTTCCACCCGAACATCGACGGCATCGGCCGGTGCAAGGACTGCTCCGAAGACCTGCGCCCCACCATCGCCGAAGTGGACGCGGCGATGCGGGCCGCGCTCGGAGACGCCCCGCCCGAGGTTGAGGACGCGGCACTGGAAATGATGGAGCGCCAGCGCCTGTATGGCACCCGTCCGGAGCACAGCGGACCCAACCCGTACCGCGCCCCGCTCCCGACCGGGAACCTGCCCCACGACCGGCACACCGACCCCCAGACGGAGGACGACCCATGGCAGACCCGTTCGACTCACCCGACGACCGCAGCGGCCCCGGACCCTGGTTCTACGCCAGCTACGACAGCGACTGTGACGGATGCGGTGAACCCCTCTACGAGGGAGACCTCATCCGCGCCGACGGTGACGGCGGGTACGAGAGGCAGGACTGCTGCGGTGACGACTGAGACAGCGGACGCGTTCGACTCCGCCACCGCCCCGGTCCAGCGAGCGGAGCAAAAGGTAGAAAGGGACGGATTCGGGAGATATCGCCTGATCCACCCGGTGACCGGCAAGAAGCAGGCGTGGCAGCGCTGCACCACCTTCGCCAAGATGCTTGAGGACACCTTCGGGCTGGGCGTGTGGCAGCAACGGATGGTCGCCAAGGGCCTGGCCCTGCGCCCGGACCTGCTGGACGTGGTGGCCACGCTGGAGGTCAAGCGGGACGCGGAGCAGCTCAACCGGCTGCTGGAGCAGGCCAAGGACGCGGCCGGCAGCAAGGTGGCCGCCAACCAGGGCACGGTGTGCCACAAGCACACCGAGGACGTGGACCGGGGGGATTCCCTGGACGACGTGCCGCCCAGATACCGCGCGGACGTGACCGCCTACGTGAAGGCGATCCGCGACGCCGGCATCACGATCGTGCCCGAGCTGATCGAGCGCGTCACGGCCGTCCCCGATCTGGGGGTGGGAGGGACGCTGGACAGGGTGGTGCGGGACCGGCACGGGAAGTACCGGATCCTGGACGTGAAGACCGGCAACATGGACTTCGGCCAGCTCGGGATCTGTGTTCAGCTCGCGGTGTACGCGGCCGGGGTGAACACGGCCGGGGTGTACGACCTGGACACCGGCACGTGGCAGCCTCCGCAGTCCTACGGGGACAGCATCGGGACCGGTCCCTGGTCCGTCCCCAAGGTCGAGACGGACTACGCCCTGGTGGCCCATATCCCGGTCGGGTCCGGTACCTGCGAACTGCTGAAGGTCCCGATCGACACCGGATGGGAAGCGGTGCAGACGGCCGTCCAGGTCCGCGACTGGCGGAAGATGAAGCGGCTGTTCACCCCGTACGATCCGGAGGACGGCAGCAGCCCGTACCTGGACCTCTTGGCCAAGGAAGTGGGCGACCCCGGTACGGTCGCCGCCGCTCTCCCGACCTGGGAACAGAAGTTCCGCGCGGTGTCCTCCCGGGCCGAGGCCGCTGCCCTGTACAGCGAAGCCTTCGCCGAACTGGGCAACTGTCCTCGGATGGCAGCCCTGGTGTCGGCAGCCCGGTCCGCACTGGAGACGCGGGCCGGTTGACAACCGGCTCCTGATTTAGGAAAATGGACGTAGCGCGGGACCGGGAGACCGGGCCAGCTACCCGGCCACCAGCGGGTGCGCGAACTGGTGGCGGGGTTGGCGCCCCGAAGCTGGACCGGTTCCAGGAAAGTCCTTCGCTACGGCGGGTCCACTGGGTGCAGACCGGTCCAGCACAACTCCACAGAGACTGCCCCCGCCCCGCCAGAAACGGCGCCAGCGTGAACCTTGTCCGAGAGGAAGCTGAGTGAAGTCGGACGGGTGGGGGTGCAGGAAGTCGCAGCAGATCGATCCGGGTACCTGAGCCGGGGGATTGTTTGGCGACTGGCGGCGGCCAGTAAACGTGGCGCGTGTTGGCAGAGCGGCCTATTGCAGCCCTGGGAACGGGGTGTGAGAGCCAGAGGAGCAACGTCCAGCTAGCGGACGCCCGAGGCAGGAACCACGGGTTCGAATCCCGTACACGCACTCCTTCGGACATTGAGACGGGTGCCGGACCCGGTCCGGTGGACACACAGCGGGGCCGGAGATGAACGACCTCTAGTTCATCAGAGTGATCGGTAAGTCCCGGCCCCGCACCCAACGGAAACAGCAACGGAAAGAGACAGAGCATGAGCAACGAAGACCCGTTCGCCAGCGCCTCCGGATTCGAGTCGATCATCGACGCGGACCACTTCGGCAAGCTGATCCTGTTCACCCCGCTGGAGCACGTCTTCGGCGTGAAGACCAAGTTCTCCACCACCGAGAACCCCACCTGCGACGTGATCGACACGGACGCGGTGGTTCTGGACGGAGACGACGGGGTCGAGGAGTTCGAGGCGGTGCGCGTCTTCCAGGGACCGGTCATCGCCACTCTGAAGCGGGCCGCGAAGTTCAACGACGCGAACCCGGGCGGGGACCCGAAGACCGGCAAGCCGAAGATGGTCCTGGGCCGGCTGGACCGGGGCGAGGACAAGACAGGCAAGCTGACGGAGGCGTTGAAGTTCACCGCCGCGGATAAGCGGGCGTGGATCCTCACCCCGCCCTCGGAGGAGGACAAGCAGCTGGCCCGTGACTACCTGGCCAAGCGGCCGGTGGCGGAGGCCCCGAACCCCTTCGAGATGTAACACCCCGATGGACCGGAACGGCCCCTGTTTCTCCGCCCCCGTGGGAGACAGGGGCCGTTCCCCATTCCGGCTAACCTGAGCTGGATGAAGCGGACGACACACGACGGAGGAACGATGACGACACACGACACCCTGCCCGGCCCGGATGACGTGGGCGACTACGGGAGATGGCTTCTGCCCGCGTCCGGAGGCGGTGACCCGGTCCCCCTGGACGGGCAGTTCATCGGCATGGCGAGCAGCCGGCGCGACAGCCACAACCACCGCATCCCCCACCCGGACGGCTTCGCCCCGCCCAACAGCCGCGGGCAGTGCAGCACGTGCCGGTGGACGGAGATTAGGGTGTTCCGGGACGCGGACGGGTACCTCATCCACCGGTCCGGCATGACGATCGTCCCCGGCGAAACCCCCCGGCACCCGGTGGTGCGGGTGAGGACCGCGTACGAGGTGGTGGAGTCGCTGACCTCCCGCGTGGCCGGCGGGGCGCACCTGACCCGCACTCCGGCCATGGCGCTGGCCCAGTGCGCGGCGTACGACGTTCCGCTGCGGGACGCGTACGAGAACCGTGCGGTGAGCTGATCTCGCAATCCGGCCACGTATCGGTTAAGCTAAATCAGACAGAGGAAGGAGCGGCACCATGTCGCAGAGGACCGAAGTGAAGCTGGGCCGTGGCCGGCCGCGTCCGGAAGAGGCAATCCAGCGGGATGCGTCCGTGCTGAAGCTGCTCAGGAGCGGCCCGCTCACCCGCAACCAGCTCCGGGACGCGACCGGGCTGACGGGCACGATCGTGTACCTGTCCCTGAGCCGGCTGCGGCGCGAGGGCAAGGTGAAGCTGTGCCAGGGCACGGCGGGCAACCGGGTGTGGTCCACAGACGTGGACGGCCCGTGTCCCTGAGGACGTGATCCGTTCCACTTACCCGAGGCCCCGTCATATGACGGGGCCTCTTGCGTACCTCCGGTAACCTCCGCTTTAATTAAATCCGTCGGAGGAACCGAACAGACGGACGACCCGGGAAGCCTGCCTGCCCCCACAGACGTATGCTGGTCAGGTAAACCCGTAAAGGAGAGACTTACCGTGGATACCACTCCCCCACGCACGACGAAGTACCGGGCGCTGGCGGATGCGCTCCGCTCCGCGATCGAACGCGGGGACTACCCCGCCGGCGGGACGCTGCCCACAGTGGCGGATCTGAGGACCGCGTACGGGGCCACCAACGACACGGTGAAGTCCGCGTTCCAGGTGCTGGCCCGCGAGGGCCTCATCGACACCGGCCAGGGCCGCAGGACCCGCGTGCTGTCCCGGCGTCCCGTCATCCACACGTCCTCTTCCTACGTGGCCCCCACGGCGGACGGAGGCCAGCAGACCTGGACCAAGCGCCTGGCCGAACTCGGCATGCGGGGCACCCAGCGACTGGGCCGGGTCGGCGAGGTTCCGGCGCCGGACGATGTGGCAGCCGAGCTGGACATCGAGCCCGGCACCCCGGTGCTGCTCCGGCCCCGGGTGATGCTGGCGGACGGGGAACCGGTGGAACTCGCCGACTCCTACTACCTGCTGGCCGTGGCCTCGGGCACCGCGATCGCCCAGCAGGGGCTGGTGCGGGGCGGGACGTACCGGATCTTCTCCGACCGGGGCTGCCCGCTGGTGGACCGGCAGGAGACGATCGCGTTCGGACCGGCCACCGAGACGGACCAGCGAGACTTGGCGCTGCCGTCCTCCGCCTGGGTGGTCCGGATGCTCATCACGCACCGCACGCACGGAGGCCGTCCGATCAGCGTGGACCGGTGCACGCTGCGGGCTGACCGGTACCGGCTCACGTACACGGTCCCCGTTCACGGGTGAGCCTGCTCCCCCATACCGTAATTCTGCGCAGGAAGGGATCTGTTAATGGAGTTGCAGTGGGTGGTTGAGGGTAACTGGAAGGACCGCCAGGACACGCAACGGAACGTGTACCGAGCGAAATCCGGGGATCTTGCGTACACGGTGGACCGTGGAGATCACGGGTGGAGAGTTCGTGGGTGGGTCAGAGGGCACTACAGCCTGCACCGAAAAGGCGGACGGACTGCGGAAGCCATGCAACAGATAGCGTCCAAACACGCGGACCGTCACAGCTAGACCAGCCCCATCCGAAGCCCCTGCCGGGAACGTTCCCGGCAG